CACCGTCCACAACGCACCGGACACGAACATCGTGCTCAACATCGCGCGAGGCACGATCCTGCCGTCGCTCCGCACGAGTCTCGTGAAGGAGGCGCTCAACGCGCCGGGCGTCACACACATCCTGTGGCTCGACTCCGACATGCGTTTTCCGAAGGAGACGCTCATTCACCTGCTCGCCCGTGAAAAAGACATTGTAGGGGCCTCGTACGCGACGCGCCGCTACCCGGTCGAGCCGGTCTCTTTCGACAAAACGCTCGGCCAGCCGGGCGGCGCGAAGGCGAAGTATTTCGTCGAGCCGAACGACGAGGGCGTATTCGAGGTGGGCGCTACCGGCATGGGCGTGCTCTTGACGAGCATCAAGGTCTTCGAGCAGACGCCGAAGCCGTGGTTCGCGCTCGGCTACGCGCCGGAGAGCGAAGAGTTTCAGGGCGAGGACATCTGGTTCATGCTCCGCGCGAAGGAGGCGGGGTTCACAACGTACGTCGACGCCGAGCTGTCGAAGATGGTGCAGCACCTCGGGGAATTCGCGTACTCACACGAAGAGATTTGGAGCGTCCGCGACGCCCTCAAGGAGCAGCAGTAAATGGCTTTCGACACGTACGCAGCGCTGCAGGCGAAGGTGATCGACTACCTCGACCGCACCGATATGACGGCCGAGGTGCCGGATTGGATCACGCTCTGCGAAGCGAACATCGCGCGTGATCTGCGTCGCGCGGTCGCGCTGGCGACGATCACCGTCTCGGCGACCGAGACGACGCTTCCCGGCGACGTCGCGGAGCTCCGCTCGGTGCGCCCGCTGACGGCGACGGCGTACCAGGACGTGCCGGTCACGATCTGCACGCCGCTGACGTTCGCCGAGGCCGCTGCGCGCCACAACGGCGTCGCGGGCCGGCCGAAGTACGGGATGGTGCTCAACGGGAAGCTCTACGTGGCACCGGCGCCCGACCAGGCGTACGATCTCGAGATCATCTACTTCACGAAGCTCGTGCCGCTCTCCGAGGCGAACCCGTCGAACGCGACGCTCCTCGAGGCGCCCGACCTGTACCTGTACGGCACGCTCATGCAGGCGGAGCCGTTCCTCGAGAACGACGACCGCGCCGGCCTGTGGAAGTCGGCGTACGACGCCGCTGTCCTCAGCCTCAACACACGCCGGGAGCGCGAGGAGTACGGCGCCGCCCCGCTCACAGCACGACTCCCGAGGGTTTTCTAAGATGGCCGACGCAACCACTACAAACTACGGCTGGACGAAGCCGACGACCGGCCTCGACGTCGGCTCGTGGGGCCCAATCGTCAACGCGGATCTCGATGCTATCGACACCGACCTGAAGACGGTCTCGGACGTCGCTAACGCGGCGCTGCCGAAGTCCGGCGACACGATGACGGGCCCGCTGAATCTCCTCACCGAGACGCACGCGCACGTCGACCTGGGCTCGGTGACGGGCGCCGTTACGCTGGATCTGTCGCTCGCGAACAGCTTCTCGCTCACATGCAGTGGCGCGGTGACGTTGTCCCTGTCTAATGTGCCCGCGACAGGCAAGCTCATTCCGCTGCTCATCGAGATCAACGGTGGGAGCGTCGGCGTGACCTGGTTCACCGGGGCGAAGTTTCCCGGCGGATCTGGCGGGTCGCCGATTCTGACGTCCGGCAAGGATCTCGTCTCGTTCTCGAGCCGCAATGGCGGCACGAGCTGGAACGTCCTCGGATGGCAGCTCAACGAGAGCTGAGCCATGCTCCTGCAGGCGCTTGGGCTCATGGGAGCGTCACACTCGGCCGTTGTCGCGCCGAGTGTGTCGTCGTTGTCGGTCACGCTGCAGAACAGCGGGACGTGTAGCGGAAAGTCGGTCGGCACGCCGGCCAGCGTCCGCGGGACGTTCGCAATCGCGAACCCCGATTGGGTCAATTACAAGGTGAACGTCTACGTCAACGGCGTGCTCAAGACGACGCTGACCGCAGCCGGCACCACGCACTACGACTTCAATCTCTCGGGGCTCGTCTACAGCGGGAGCTCGCCGCACAACGTCACGACGACGTTCAAGCTCGATGTCGTTCGCGTCTCGGGCGGCTTCGTCGCCGGCACGCGCAGTCAGTCGTACACGGATGAATTCGGCGGATGCTCGGGGCCTCTGTGACCGAATTCGACATGCTGTATAACATCGTCCTTCGGCTCGAGAAGAAGGTCGACCGGATCGAAGCGACACTCTCCGAGCGCGCCGGCGAGCGCCGCGTGCGCGCGTGGCTCATGGGCACGGCGAGCGGTGTCGCGGGCGCGCTCCTCACGCTCGGCGTCGAGCTCTTCGTGAGGAAGCGTTGAGCATGTTCCGCGAGACGAATGAGGCCGACGCGAAGCTCAGCATGACACGCTTCGCGATATTCGCCTTCGTGGTGCTCGCGTACATCGCGGTCATCATGGGGCGCGACGCCGGGACCGTGTCGGCAATTATCGGTGGTGGGGCGACTGCGACCCTCGCGAAGATGGGCGAAGTCATCAAGAAAATCACAGGTGGAAAGGAGAGTGACCCGACGACGTGAGTGTCCGCTATGACATCAACCGAGCCGAGCTCGAGCCGCAGTTTGACTCCGACATCTACGACGTGCTCGCGGGAAGTCTCTTCTCGTGGGTCGTCACGTATGGCCGGCGCTCGACCGCGGAGCAGACGAAGCTCCACGACGCGTACCTGAAGGGCGGCCCGCTCGCGGCGCCTCCGGGTCACAGCGCCCACGAATTCGGCCTCGCGGTCGACGTTGCCGTCCTCACGCCGAACGGGCCGAGCTGGTCCTACAGCGAACCGCAGTGGAAGTGGCTGTGGGAGACGTGCGCGAAGCACCCGCGCCTGCACAGCGGCCACGACTTCAACGACGACGACCACATACAGGCGTTCGCGTGGTATCGCAAGCGCGACGAGCTCAAGGCCGCGGGGAAGTGGTAGCATGATCGAATCCCTCATCCCACTCAGCCCGCCGCCGGGGATCTACCGCCAGGGCACCGACTACGAAGCAAAGGGTCGGTGGGCCGACGCCAACCTCGTGCGCTTCACCGAGGACACCATCCGCCCGGTCGGCGGCTGGCGCCGTATGCTCGATTCCACCTTCACCGCGTTCTCAGCGATCACCGGCGTTGCACGGGGCGCGCTCGCCTGGCGCGGTGAGGACGGCACGACGCGCATCGCGATTGGCACGAACACGAACCTCTACCTCATATCGGGGAAGACGATGCACGACATCACGCCTTCGGGCTTCACCACAGGGAATATCGACTCCGGCCCGACCGGCGGCGGTGGCTCCTGGGGCGATGGCGCGTGGGGCGCGGGGCCGTGGGGCGGCGCTGCATCTGGCGGCGACTCGGTCGACGCCGCGACGTGGCAGCTCGATAACTTCGGCGACTTCGCCGTGGGCGTCTGCACGTCGGACCTCAAGCTGTACGTGTGGGAGGGCGACCCGGCCACGGCCGCGATCTTCCCGACCGCCACCGGCGGCACGATTCCGGACGCGAAAGCGGTTGTCGTCACGCCGGAGCGCTTCGTCATGCTGCTCAAGGGCGACACCGTCTCGTGGGCCGACCAGGAGAGCTACGTCGATTGGGATTTCGCATCGGTCACGAACCAGGCCGGCCAGCAGCCGCTTGCCACGAACGGCGCGCTCGTCGCCGGCCGTCGCGGCCGCGGTGAGACGTACCTGTGGACCGACATGGATATGTGGGTCGCGACGTACCTCGGACTTCCCGAGGTGTACTCGTTCCGCCAGGTCGGCGACCACTGTGGACTGATCGCGCCGAACGCGGTGGCGATTGTCGACGGCCGCGCGCTGTGGATGGGCAACGGGAAATTCTACAAGTACGACGGCGCGGTGGCACCTATCCGCTGCGACGTCGCCGATTTCCTGTTCTCGAACCTCAACCGCGCGCAGCTCGCGAAGATCCACGCGAAGCCGTATACGCAGTTTGGCGAGATCTGGTTCTTCTACCCGTCGCTCGCCTCGAGCGAGATAGACTCGTACGTGATCTACAATTACATCGAGGACCACTGGTGCATCGGGACACAGACGCGCACCGCCGGTGTGACGGACGGGCCGACTGAATACCCGGTCCTGGTCGACGACGAGGGGCTCATTTGGGAGCACGAATTCGGGAATGACCGCGGTGACGAGGTGCCGTTCCTTACGTCCGGGCCGATTGACACCGGGAACGAGGAGATCGTGAAGCACTTCCAGCGCATCGTGCCGGACGAGAAGGTGCTCGGCCAGGTGAACGCGACGCTCTACACGTCCTTCTTCCCGACCGAGCTCCCGTACGAGCACGGCCCGTACACGCTGACAGCGCCGACGAGCGTTCGCTGCACGGGGCGCCAGCTCCGCGTGCGCTTCACCGAGGCGGTCGCGAACACGGCCTGGCGTATCGGGAAGATGCGACTCGGCTACCGGGTCGGCGGTCGCCGGTAGGATGCCGCGCGTCAATTTCCCGCGCATCACGATCCCGCTCATGGGAACGCTGCGTTTCGACGGGAACGAGGAGAACAAGTTTCGCGCGGATCTCGAGCGCGCCTTCGAGAAGCTCCCGGCGCCGTCGACCGGCGGCGGGGGCGGCGGTGGCGGGGGCGGGGATCTCACGGCCAAGTATCTGCTCGACGAGTCCGCAACGGATCTGACGAACGGCATCGTCATCCCGCGCGGGCTCGGGCCCGACCGCGTGCCGGCCTCGCCGAACGCAATGGACGACGAGATGACCGACCCGACGACCGGCTACAATTCGTCGCTCTGGACGATCTTCCACAGCGGCCCGACCTTCAGCTTCGACAGCAAGGGCGGCCTCCGCATGGCGCTCGCGTCCACGAACGAAGTGACCGGGATCGACCAGCCGTTTTCGGGCTCGTCCGGTACGGCGTGGGGCTTCGAGATGAAGGTCGTCCTCGACTCGATTGACGGGTCGGCAAACTCCCACGTCGGTATCTGCGTTCGGGACGCCAGCACGCACCACATCAAATGCTTCGGCATCGGGAAGACGGGCTCCATTGCCTTCTCGGGCTTCAATTTCGCGAGCCCGCTCTCGTTCTCCTCGTCGTTCCTCGGGTCGCCGTTGGGCGGCCTGCAGTATCACTCGTTCGACTACATCTACCTCCGCGTGCACGGCGACGGCGCCGGCCAGACGGGCATGGACGCGAGCTTCAACGGGGTGGCCTGGTTCACGGTGGCGGCGCTCTCGAACGACGGGTTTGTGGTGACGCAGGATCACATCGGGATTTGGGGCTACCAGGCCGACCATCCGGGGAGCGCTTGGATCCAGTATTTCAGGCGCTACCTGTGACCTTCCAGCCGCCGCCGCTCGAGCGCTATCGGAAAGAAATCGAACAGGCATTGACACACAGCATCGAAATCAGTACATTTGACCGAGTTTCGGAGGCTGTTCGGTCGGGCCACGCCCAATACTGGCCTCTCGGGAATTCGGTCATAATTACCCAAATCGCCGCCGGTGGCGTCCTGCACTTCTGGATCGCCGGCGGGAACATGCAGGAGATTCAAGCCGCCACGCCGACGATCTTGGCGTGGGGCAAGGAGCAAGGCTGCACCATCGCCACTCTCACAGGTCGACGCGGCTGGCTTCGTTCCTTTCTCGGCCGGACAGGCTGGAAAGAATCACGGATCGTCAACATGGAGTGTGCGTTATAACCGATGGGTAAGAGCAAAACACAGACTTCCGGCGTCGACAATGTCACGGCCGGCCGCCAGCATGACGCGTGGGTCGCCGCGCAGGGCTACGCAAACCAGCACCTCGCGCCGGTGGATCCGTCCGTCATCCAGGCGAAGGGGTACGACCAGGGCGTCGCCGCGCAGGGCCAGACCGGCTTGAGCGCACTCTCCGGGGATGTTGCTGCTCAGCAGCAGCTCATGAACCCGTACGAGAGCGACGTCATCAACGGCGTCAATTCGCAGTGGGGCCGCCAGGCGGCCAACGTCCAGAACAGCATCGCCGGCCAGTTTGCGAAGAGCGGCGCCTTCGGAGGCACCCGTCAGGGTGTCGCTACGGGTGTCGGGCTCGGGGAAGTCGCGAACAACCAGATGCAGCAGATCGGGCAGCTTCAGTACCAGGGCTTCAACGACTCGATGAACCGCGCGAGCCAGCTCGCGAACCTCGGCCTCGCCGGCAACGCCGACGCGGCGAGCCTCGGCCAGTACCAGACGGCCCAGGCGCAGGCCGACCAGGCGCACGGCGCGCAGACGCTTCTCGCGGCCGCTTCAGCGCTTCAGCACGGCCAGACAGCGACGCAGAGCGGCGATCTCTTCGGCGATCTCCTCGGCGGCGCTCAGGTGGCCTCGAGCTTCATCGGGGGGCCGCACAAGTGACGCCCGACTACAGCAGCCTTCTCGACGCACTCAACGCGGTCGGCCCGAGCGTCGACACGACCCCGATGGCGCCAGCTCCGTCCGATGGATCGAGCCAGGTGCCGGCGGGCGTCGTGCCGCAGTTTCAGCCCGCGCCGAACCTCGTGCAGCACCACAGCCTGTTGTCTCGGATCGGTACGGCGATTCAGAACGGCGTCGGCAAGTATTCCGCCGCGATTGCGCCTATCGACCCGGCCCTCGCGCAGAACCTCTCGCCGGCGCAGCTTCAGTTTATCCGCCAGCAGGCGCTTCGGAATTCCGGGCTCGCCATGCTCGACCGCCAGCCGGACAGGCAGGGCTTCATGCCGTCGACGCTACAGTCGATTGCACGAGGCCTCGGCGCAGCGCGCGACACCGCGGCGCAGGGCACGCAGTCCTCGATTCAGGCGAATCAGTACAACACGCAGCAGGCCCAGGCGCAGCACGTCCAGGCGACGCGCGCACAGATCGAAGCCGGGCTCTCGCAGCGCATCCAGGCGGAGACGGACCCGGCCAAGCAGCTCGACCTTATCGAAGACGCCGGCGTCAAGAGCGCCGCGGCGGGCGATCTCGACGCGGCCGCGAAGTACGCCGCGCTCGCGAAAAGTGTCCGCGAGGGCCGCGCCAGCAACCTCGGCCCGAATTTCGAGAAGATCGACCTCGGGGACCGTTGGGGCTTTTTCAACCCGAAGACGCACGAGACGTTCGAGCTCGACGGCGTAACGCCGGTGACGGACGGGACGAAGCAGATCTCGCTCGCGCAGAAGGCGGCGGGTGATCGCCAGCTCCGCGGCCAGGACATCACGCAGACCGACCACAACGACACGAGCGATCTGTCGTTCGCGAAGAGCTTCATGACGGACACGGCGGATCTCCGAAAGGAGAACGTCGCGTTCAACGCGTTCAAGACCATCGCCGGGCGTTCCGCCGCGGGGAGTCCCGAGGCGTACAA